TAAAGTAGAAGTATTTAACCCAGGTTCCCGCAAGCAAATAGCGGAGAGACTAATGAGTCTGGGATGGAAACCTAGAAAACATACAGAGAAAGGATCGGTGATTGTCGATGAGAAAGTATTACAAACTGTTAAAATCCCTCAAGCTAAACCTATTCTACGATATCTACTACTTCAGAAACGGGTGGCTCAAGTTAAGTCGTGGGTTGAAAATGTATCTGAAAGGGGACGGGTACACTGTAAGGTCAGAACCAACGGAGCAATCACGGGACGAATGACACACAGTAAACCTAACCTAGCTCAAGTCCCGCGTGTCGGTAGTGAGTACGGTGAGGAGTGTAGATCTGTGTGGACAGTAGAGGACGGTAATGTACTACTAGGTGCGGATGCTTCAGGCTTAGAATTGAGAATGCTTGCACACTACATGGATGACAAGAACTACACGAAAGAGATACTCGAAGGTGACATCCATACAGCTAACATGAAAGCAGCAGGATTGACTGACAGGGATCAAGCCAAGACGTTTATCTATGCGTTTCTGTATGGTGCTGGTCCCGCCAAGATTGGACAGATTGTAGGGGGCGGTGAGCCAGAAGGCAGACGATTGATCGATAGCTTCTTAAAGAACACGCCAGCCTTGCAGAAGCTGAAGGACAAGGTTAGCCGGTTAGCTGAGAAGGAATGGTTACCTGGACTGGATGGTCGTAGGTTGATTGTTAGGTCACAACACGCTGCGCTGAATACATTACTGCAGGGTGCAGGTGCAATAGTTATGAAGCAAGCGTTAATTATGTTGAACAGAAAGTTAATTCATGCTAATATGGATGCTCGGTTTGTTGCCAATGTGCATGATGAATGGCAGATTGAAACGACTGAACAAGATGCAGAAACGGTTGGACACTTTGCGGTACAATCCATCCGTCAAGCAGGGATCCGTCTAAACTTACGTTGCCCTTTGGACGGGGAATTCAAAGTAGGACTAAATTGGGCAGCGACACATTAATTAAAGGAAATTAAATGAAACCAGTAAAAGTAAAAGGTCAGATATTTTGGTCACGTCACAACGAGGCTTACGATGATGGTAGGTTTGGTGTGGACATTGGTCAACTATCTGAACAGGCAGTAGCAAAGTTACAGGATGAAGCGATGCTCGATGTCAAGCATAAAGACAAGCAGCAGTTTCATGTAACGTGTAAGAGTAACTATCCGATTAAGATGGTTGACTCTGAAGGTAACGAGATTACAGGTAAGATTGGTAACGGCTCTGATTGTGTCGCTATCATTGATCCTTATACCTACAATTACAAAGGTAAGAAGGGCGTGTCAGCAGGGATTAGGGGAACAGTAGTCGTAACGAACCTGATTCACTACGATGCACCTTCAGCTAGTGACCCAGAACTGGACGCACTAGAAGCAGTATAATGGGTAGACCGTCTCTCAATAATGCAACTGCACTGATAGACGGTGATATCCTAGTGTACCGAATTGGTTTTGCTAGTGACGATGACGATGAGAAGTTTGCTATTAGTCGGATGGGTAACTATGTTACTAATCTTTTACGCTTCGATTATGTAGATGACTTCTCTGGTTACGTCACCGGCAGGACTAACTTCCGGTACAAGATAGCTAACGAGAAAGAGTACAAGGGGAATCGTAGTGGCGCGAGAAAGCCTAACCATTACGAAGCTCTGCGTCAGTACCTCATTGAACGATGGGGATTCGAGTTAAGCGAAGGTGAAGAAGCGGATGATGCAATTGGTATTGCTGCCTACACTATGAAGGCAGGAGCCTTTTGCATCATGTCGTTAGATAAAGACCTTGATATGTTGCGGGGATGGCACTACAACTTTGTCAAGGACAATCTTTATTACATTACTGAGAAGGAAGCCATCAAACATTTTTATCTTCAGATACTGACTGGTGATCGAGTGGACAACATTCCTGGACTGCAGGGTATTGGTCCCGTGAAAGCCGAAAAGATACTGAAGGACTGTAAAAACGAGAGACAATTATTCGCTGCGGTTTTAGAAGCGTATGAGGATAACCTTGAGTTACTAATTGAAAGGGCGCAATTACTATGGATACGAAGAAAATCTGGTCAGCTTTGGACACCAAAGATTTCCCAGAAATAGTTTATATCGAATGGTGGGATGCTTTGTCTGACTGTGGTTGGGAAGATGATGTCAAGCCTAACATACACCCTGTGTTAAGTATGGGGTTTGTTGTGTCCGAAGACGATTCAGCTATATGTATTGCTGCTGCATTATCTAACGAACAATCTAACTCAAGACTACACATACCTAAAGGGTGGATCACTAAGATGAAGCGGGTTAGATTGAATAAGTTCTTAGACATAAGGAGAAAACAATCAAAACCCAAAGTGCAAAAGCCAAAGGAAGAAAACTCCAGCAATGGTTCAGAGACAGAATTCTGGACAGGTTCGACTTTTCCAGGTCCGATGTAAGATCAACCAGTATGGGAGCAGGAGGGGAAGACATACTGTTTTCTCAAGAAGCTGGAGATACATTAGGCATATCAGTAGAGTGTAAGTCAAGAAGTTCTCTCGCTGTATATGCCTTTTATTCCCAAGCTGCCGACAACTGTCCAGAAGATAGAGAGCCTGTTGTTATTGTTAAACAGAACCACTCTAAACCACTGGCTGTTATCGATGCAGAATACTTCATACGACTGCTAAAGGAGAAACATGAGACACTTAGTCATTCCTGATACCCAATGTAAACCTGGTTATGCTACTGAGCATTTAGAGTGGGTCGGGAAATACGCAGCAGAAAAGAAACCTGATGTTATTGTCCATCTCGGAGACCATTGGGATATGCCGAGCCTTAGTGTTTACGATGTCGGTAAGAAAGCCTTTGAAGGTAGGACTTACCAGTCTGATATTACTGCTGGAAACCTAGCGATGAGCAGATTGATGAAACCAATTGTCAATGAAATCAATAGGTTAAAGAGAAACAGAAAGAAAACATGGAACCCTAAGTTAGTTTTCTTAATTGGTAATCACGAGCAACGAATAGAAAGAGCTATCGAGTCTGATAGGAAACTAGAAGGTTTGATAGGCTACAATGACTTTAATCTCAAACAGTATGGTTGGGAAGTGCAAAACTTTTTGGATGTAAAAATAATAAATAACATTGCATACAGTCACTACTTTACATCCGGTGTTATGGGTAGACCAGTTAGTAATCCTGGTTTATTATTACAGAAGAAGCATATGAGTTGTATTATGGGACACGTTCAAGACCGAGCTATATCATTTAGTAAACGGGCAGACGGTTCCAGCATTACAGGAATCTTTGCTGGTATCTGTTACCAACATGATGAGGACTACTTAACTCCGCAGACAAATGGCAGCTGGTCAGGAGTTTGGATGTTAAACGAAGTCAACAACGGTAGCTTTGATGAGATGCCAATCAGTTTAAATTATCTAAGGAAGAAATATGCAAGTAGAAAAAGTACTAGATGAAAGAGCGCAGACTTACGGGCAGTATCATATGGTCAGTAAGATCAGCCAAGAACTAAAACAAGTCATGAAGTATTCACCTAACTACGCTACCATGCCTGACTACATGAAGGAATCTCTTGACCTAATTGCCAACAAGTTAGCTAGAATACTAAATGGTGATCCGTTATATGATGACTCATGGCGGGATATCTCTGGGTACTGTACTCTAGTACTGATGGAGATAGAAGATATGGAGAATCGAGTTGAACCTGACGCTTGTTGAATTAAAAGAAAAGCTCATGCAGTTCGATGAGTTGGATCTAATAGAACTATTAGACCTGACATCAGAAGATATACTTGATCGCTTTGAAGATGTTGTTGAAGATAAATATGAAATGTTACGAAAGGAAATTTAGTGGATTTTTACCAAGAATATATTGCTAAGAGCAGGTACTGTAGATTCATACAGGATGAAGGACGTAGAGAGAACTGGTATGAAACAGTAGATAGATACATGGACTTTATGAAGAATAATCTGGAGTCTAAACATAACTACATATTGCCTGTTGAGACGGACTCAGAGCTTCGTGAAGCGATTAAAAATTTAGAAGTAGTGCCGTCTATGCGCTCTGTTATGTCAGCCGGTAAAGCTCTTGATAGGGACAATACGGCAGGGTACAACTGCAGCTATTTACCTGTCGATGATCCTAAAGCATTCGATGAAGCAATGTACATCCTGTTGTGTGGTACTGGTGTAGGCTTTAGTGTTGAACATAAGTACGTTGACAAGCTGCCTGAGATACCAGAGAAACTATTTAAATCAGACACGACTATCGTTGTTGCTGACAGTAAAGAAGGTTGGGCTAAAGCGTTACGTCAAGTCATAGCACTACTGTATTCCGGTGAGATACCTAAGTGGGACTTACGAAAAGTTAGACCAGCAGGAGCTAGACTCAAGACCTTTGGTGGTAGAGCTAGTGGACCAGCGCCACTCAACGAGCTAATTGAATTTGTGATTAAGAAGTTTCAGGGTGCAGCAGGACGTAAACTAAACACACTAGAGTGCCACGACATCATGTGTAAGGTAGCTGAGGTTGTAGTGGTAGGTGGTGTTAGACGTTCAGCTATGATCTCACTGTCTGATCTAGAAGATGACAAGATGCGTCACGCTAAGACAGGACAATGGTGGGAAGCTAATCCTCAACGTGCGTTAGCTAATAACTCTGCCGTGTACGCTACTAAGCCTGACGTAGGACAGTTCATGAACGAGTGGACCAGCTTGTATCACAGTCATTCAGGTGAGCGAGGTATCTTCAATCGAGAAGCTGCTGTCAATCAGGCTAAGAAGAATGGACGTAGAGATATAAACCATGAGTTCGGTACTAACCCATGCTCAGAGATTATTCTTAGACCATACCAGTTCTGTAATCTATCTGAGGTAGTAGTCAGAGAAGGTGATAGTATCTATGATCTAGAACGTAAGGTTAGACTGGCTACAATTCTCGGTACACTACAATCTACTTTGACACACTTCCCGTACCTCAGAAAGATATGGCAACGCAACACCGAGGAAGAGAGATTACTGGGTGTATCACTGACTGGTATACTGGACAACAAACTATTAGGAGATACTGTTGAACAGACTAGAACACTTCTTGAACGACTCAAAGACGTGGCGGTTGATACTAACTTACAACTATCCACTGACCTCAATATTCCTAGTTCTACTGCCATCACTTGTGTTAAGCCTTCTGGCACTGTTAGTCAGCTTGTTGATTCTGCCAGTGGTATTCATCCTAGACATAGTAAGTATTATGTACGCAGGGTTAGGGGCGATAAGAAAGATCCTCTTACATCGTTCATGATCGAGCAAGGGATACCATCAGAAGATTGTGTCATGCGTCCTGACTCTACTGCTGTCTTCAGCTTTCCTAAGAAAGCACCACACAATGCACTACTGCGTGAGGACTTAACAGCTACTCAGCACTTAGACTTATGGATGATGTATCAG